TCTTTCCACTTCTCAAACGAGCCGGTCGGCTTCATGTGTGGGACTACGCTCTTTGTGGTGCTTGACGGTGGGCTGTAGAACGCGCCGTCCTTGGTAATCTCCCGGTCACCGATGATGATCTTTGAGTCTTTATCGACCCATCCAAACTGTGTGCGCATGATTTCTGCCTTGTCTGTTACCTGTAAGTTCTTTACTGAACTAATGAGATAGCTGAGGATGTTCTTGATCTGTGACTCACCTGCTGCAACCCCTTGCTTAGCCAGCGATTCCCGCAAACGATCCTTTACTACCAACTCTGATAGCGGGACTACAAACTCTCGCAAGCCGTCCCTCGGTAGGTGTAAGTGCATGAGCGCAGCCTCACCAGTAAACGGGTCTTCCATCCGCTTGACTACGTAGAGGTTGTACTCGTACACCAGCACGGGAGGTTCTTCGCCCCCTGTGTTCACATATATTGCGCCGCTCCTAGCACGGAAGTACGGGTCTGGCAAGGGTGGATAAGTCGGACTTACTTCCCCCTCTTCGCCGTCTCCGTCGTCGTAGTCGTCGGCCTTGGCAATCTCCGCACCAAGCATGATGGGGGATTTGAACTTGCCTTGGTTTGGGCACCCATCGCAACCACCGGGGTTCTCGCGTTCAAATGTCGTGCAGAAGTGTGGGCCACCAATGTCAGCGGCTTTCTTCTCAGTCTCACCCTCGGTGTAGTTGGGGTGATCCTTGGACATCTTGTGGATTGCACTGTCTTTGTCGATGCAGTGTGCAGCGATAGATAAAGCCGAGCGCCACAAGTTGTACTCGATGTCAGCTTGGTTTTCGTAGCAGTGCATCAGTTGCTGACAGCCCTCGCCGTTAGCCGACTTGATCATGATGGTATTGAACCGCTTGACGCGATCCTCAAACATAGACTCCATCAGTGGGCTAAGGCGCTTGGGTAGGAAATCTCGTTCTTCTTCGGGTTCTGGTGCGCCTAGCAGTGACTTCCAGTACTCATAGTCTTTGGCCTCATACACTTCGTTGACTACCACCACTTGTTGTGGGGCGTCTGGGTTCTTGAAGTTGTATGTACCGGGAACTCTCAACACACGGGATGCCTCAAACACTGAGGTATCAACGATCAAACCTTCTTGCAGTGCAAGGTTACGCAAACGCTTGGACAGCGAATCCCATACATTGCGGCGCAGGGTTTCAGTCAGCACCCAATAAAAGTGCAGTCCGTAGCCTGAGTCAACTATGATGGGTTTGGGCAGATTAAGTTTCGCGCAGAAGTCTTTAACCGCTACCATGCCGGTAGCTTGATCTGCGTAGCCCTTGATCTTGCCGTTCTCGTCTGGTGTGGCTTTCTCTTTGCCACAATCAATGTCCATCCACAGCGCACCAAAGTATCGGGCGTTGTCGTGTTTGCGGTTGTCTGCATCGCCGTACTTGGCGCAACCAAAGTAGGCATCGAACTTGTGTTCCACACACCACTGGATGTGCTTGTCAAATTCTTGCCGAGTGTCGAAAAACTTCTGACTGATGTACCTTCCGCTACCAAAAGCGCAGTATCGCCCTTCTTTGGGGAGCACTGTCTCTAGCAAATCAAAGTTGCTTGTCATGGTAAAGAGGGAGGAGAGAAAGCGGGGCAGTGCCCCGCCGTCCGGATTACTTTTTGAGTGAGGTTGTGATGTATGCGTGTACGGCTCGTATCAACTCAGGCGTAGGTTTATGCCGTCCTTCAAACCAGTTGTAAATGGTTTGTCGGGACACACCAAACTTCTTCGCTATCGTTGACACGGGCACGCCGTTCGCAATGCAAACACGACCTAGCATGACGCCAACCAAACGCTTGTCCGCGCTTTTATTCGCTTCAATGGTCTGCTGGCTGTATCCGTGTGCCATGTCTTATCCTTCATCGCTCCACGCAGAGACAACATCGGCAAGGTTCTTCTTACCAGTCGGCTCAACGTCGGCTTTCTTGCTTGGTCGCTTGGTGGGCTCTGGTTCAGCCTCTACCACTTGCGGCGCAGCAATTGCCGGGGGTTGCTTGGATACGCCATCGGCTTGCGACGGAGTCATATAGACGAGCGCCTTGGTCTGCTCGGTGTCGGCAACCTTCTGCACCACATCGAACTCATTGCGCTTGATGAAGCGAGCTGGATCAAACAGAACCGACTGGTTGTCGTTTTCATCGTTAAACGAGATGCGAGTAACCACGTAGTCGATGCTCTTGCCGTTGCTGCTCAAGTACTTGCTGTAGTTCTCAAAGGTGAAGCAGTCACCCACGTTGTCACCGAACAGCGACTTAGATGCGAGGTTCATCTGATAGACCTGCCCCTCCAGCGACGTGCCGAAGTCCTGCTCAAGCACCACTGCAATGCGGCGGCTGTAGCGGCAAGCCTTAGAGTTACCCTGACCAGAGCCCTTGACGTTCTGAGCACAGTCGTTGCAGCTACGTGCCTGCGGGTTAGCGGCCTTAGCGTCCGGGGTGTTGCCATCATTGCTGAAGCAATCGGGTGCAGTCGGCTCGGCATCGGGGCTCCATGCCTTAGCGTAGAAGATGCGGCCTACTTTGGGAGCAGCATTGACCACGATGGCGTTGAGGTCGCCCTTGACCTTGCCCATTTCCTCACCGCTGACCATCAGCTTGAAGGTGCCATTCTTGGGTACGATACGTTTGACCCCAGACCCAGACCGACCAGCAAGCTGCTTGGTCAGTTCGCTAACACCTGCGGTTTGCAGGAAGTCGGGGATGTCTTGGTTAAGAACAATGTTGCTCATTTCTAACTCTCTTTTGAACGTCTAACAACCACGGTAAATTCCCGCTCAACATTGAGTCCAGCAGGTTCAACATTTGGATTCTCTTCAAGAAACTGCTTCATGTGTGTTTGATGAAGCCGCTTCTCCAACAGGGCAAATGCATGGTGCTCCGCAATGAAGCGATACATTGAATCCCAGTCGTTCGTCCAGTACCGTGACTTGACTGAGCGAATGACTGTCCCTGCGTTGGTGCGTATGCTATTTGCGTCAACAGCCTTACATATGTCGAGCATCTCCTGCTCAAGCATAGTCATCTGCTGCGCAAGCTCAGCGTCTTGTTTGTCGTACTCGTTTTTGAGCCTGCCTCGCGCATCCCTGATCTTGATGTAGGTTGCGGTCAACTGCTCAAGCGGTACACCGCTGATTTCAGTGGTGGGTTGATCTTGGACTGGCTCGTCCATGTTAGCTCCTTTCGTTGTGATGCCGCTTATTATGCGGCTTTTCTTGACTTTGTCAAGTATCTTCAGCAAGTTCTTGCTTGTAAAGCTCAATAATTTTTTCGTGGTTGTTGATGTTGCTGCGCAGCATCGTGTACAGGCGTGCCTCTATGGGGCTACCCTTGATGTGAACAACAGTCATCGCGTTCTTCTGTCCGGGTCGGTCGATACGTGCATTGGCTTGCAGGTATGTCTCAACACTGGTAACAGGAGCGTACCAGACAACAGTGTCGGCAGCAGTCAGGGTTAGCCCGTGGGATGCAGCTTGCGGCTGGATGACAAGCACTGTTGGGTTGTCCTGCTCTTGAAACCGCTTGACGATGTCGGTACGCTGGTGTACGGGAACCTCGCCGTTGATCACCTCACACTTGATGCCTGCCTTGGTCAAGTAGTCGTTGATCTGTTTAATCGTGTGCGTGAATGGCACGAACACAAGCACCTTGTTGCTGCTCTCCTCAATGACCTCTTTGACTGCTTGCAGTCTACTGCTCGCATCGAAGTCGATCACCTCTCGTGTATCGGTGTACACCGAACCACACGCAATCTGTAGCAGCTTGTTCAGCTTGACCGCAGCGTTGACTGCGCTGACTTCCTCACCAGCAGCTTCCATCAGCATGTCGGTCTTGAGCTTCTTGTAGTACTTGGCTTGCTGCGCCGTCATTGGCGCGTCCCGGTCGGCAAAAGTAATCGGTGGTAGGTCAAGACACTGCCGCTTCTCAAAGCGTATGGCAGGCTGTAGTACACGATGCACAATGGACTGAGCCGCAGGTTTGGGGGCCCACTTGAACGCTGTTACTGGGTGCATCACCATGTCGCGGAACTGACCGAAGAAGGCTGGCACTCCATCCGGGTTGACCAGCTTAGCTAGCCCATAGGCGTCCACCGGGGACTGCGCAGCGGGGGTGCCCGTCAGCATCCATAACCCTTTAACGTGTTTGAGCACATCGCGCATCGTCTTCCATCTCTCGGTCTGCGCGTTCTTGTAAGCAGACGCCTCGTCAATCACAACAAGGTCAAACCCACCTGCAATGATTTCAGCCTTGCAAATCTGTACGCCATCGAAGTTGATGACCACATACTCAGCGCCGGACTTGATGATGTCCTTGCGTTTGTTGGCGTTACCGTAAGCTACATCTACTCGGCGGTGTACCGCGAACTTAAACAGGTCTTGCTGCCATGCCGAGTGCATGATAGACAGGGGGCACACAATCAACACCCTGCGTATGGCCTTGCGCTTGAGTAGGTAGTCGGTTGCCCAAATCACTGACGCTGTCTTGCCCGTGCCCTGCTCGTTGAAGCAAAAGGCTTTGCGTTGGGCTGTCAGGAACGATGCGGTCTCTTTCTGGTGAGAGAAAGGAGCCATGCCGGGAGGGCACGGCCAGTTGTAACCGGGAAGGAAGTCTTGCTGTTCCATTACTTCTTGCGTTCTTTCTTGCTTGTTTCGGATACTAGGTTGTGGTTAGAGTCTCGCTTGAAGGAACGGTTCTTCTTGGCCGACTCGATACGCACACCGTCTTTGTTGGAGCCGCCTTTGTCGAGCGCCTTCTTGTGCGCTACGTCCTTGCCCTCACGAATCTCAGCCGTGTGGTCTTTGTCGTTGGGGTCGTCTTTGTGCTTCTTGTCGATGTCTTCTCGCGCACGTTGACGCTCCAATCGCCTAGCGCCTTCGTTACGCTTTAGCTGCATTTGGTACTCGTGTTTGTACGGGCGGGGTTTATTCACATAGGGCATGATGCCTCCTATATTGGTCTGAACTTACTCATTGGAATGAAGACGCAGTTCTCTACGTCTGCTCGGTCACTGCGGTCATACCTACCGCCTTGACTCACATGATAGTCATCTTTGACCACCGTGTAGAAGATTCCATCCATGAATTTAACCACCAAAAGGAACGGCACTTCAAGTGTTTTGGCTAGGTGCAGGCCGTTGCGCCACTTGTATGCACTGAGCATGTAGGTATCGTACGTAGTGCTACGGTTTGTACGCACCTTGATTTCTACTACGGCCCCCAAGCTGCCGTCGGGGTGGTACATATATCCGTCAACGTTGTCCCGCGCAGGAGCTTCTTGGAACAGACAATCAATCTTTGAAATCAGGTGTTGCTGGACAACCCGCTCTCTGGCTTTGTCGGCTTCGGTTTCGTAGATCGGTCGCGTGTACATGTCAGCTCCTGTTGTGCTCGCATTGCTTTACTGGGCAGAAGCGGCACAGTGGGCCAGTGATGGGGTTCCACACGCCACTATTAAACGCCGACTCCAGACGATGCAGGTCAGGCATCACGCCTTGCATGTACTCTTTGCGCTGCGCTGCGTGGTGCTCTTTGCGGACAAACTCATTGCTCACTACGAACAACAGAGCGGACTTAATCTTGGTGATCGAAGGAAACTTGGCAAACACAGCTACAGCCATCAAGTCCAGCTGTTGCGGGTCGGCGTAACGGGCACTCTTGCTGGTCTTGTAGTCAACCATATGGGCCAGCCCCGTGTTCTCATCCACGATGAGCAGGTCAACAATGCCATGCCACCAAACATTAGGGGCGTTGAAAGTGCAGTAATCAAGGTCGCGGGTCAAGCCTAGCTTTAGCTCACAGTACCTATCTCCGGGTATGCGCTTGAGCGAGTCCAGTATAGGCTGCATGTAGTCGTACTTCTTGGGCAATGGCTTCTCATCCCGTACGTTCTCTTCCGCAGCTAGGTGGACTGCTGACCCATACAGCGCAGCTTCATGCGGCTTGTCAACAACGTCCTTGGCTACCTTCAAGTGGTAGTACTTCTTCGGGCATTGCTGAAATGTCTTCAGGCTACTGTGTGACCACACGAGATTCATTTGGTTATTTCCTTGTTTGTCTGTCCCATGCAAGGGCTAAGGTTATGCGGTTGGGGTATCCCAGCTTGTTGAGCAAGCGACTCATGTATGTCTCTACTGTCCTCAGTGACAATCCTGTTTTCCTAGCCACCAGATCAGACTGCCCCAGTTCACACAAGGCGTCCAGCAGCTTGGCTTCATTCGGCGTGACGTTGAGCTTCTTCACTCTTTTCCTTTTTTGCTCTTCCATCAAGTGTTATTTCTTCAACACTATCGGAAAAGTCTTGGTTTTTTTGTGTGATCACAATTGAACTATCCAAGCGTCGGCTGATCGCTGATGCTGGGTTGTCAAAGGTTATTCTGACTGCGTTGTCTCGTGCAAGTTGCCCCATAGCCGTAGTTACCGCACCATATTCATATTTGTCTTGGTAATACTTCAGAATGCGTTGAACTTCTGGCAATACTGCCGCGCTTGCGTCCGATGCTAGCAAAATGTAAAGGGCTCTTAGACCCACCCAATCGTCTCGTGTAATACGCGTTCTACGTTTGGCAAAGAACATCATTTCTTCTCCTTTGAAAAGTCATCTACAGCAATACAGCCACGGGTTCGACAGCCCTCATCCATATCAGGCAGGTACTCATCGAGGGCCGTGTAAATCTTGAACCGCAGCACAGAGGGTGATGCGTGATACAGGATGGCAAGGTCGG